TTAGCTGGTTGGCCATTCCTTCACCTCCCGATGGTGGGCCGGAGTGTGGGTATCAGCAGTAGCCGCCGGCGTGGTACTAGCCGGTGTTGGCGTAGCCTCAACAGCAGTCGCGGGCGTACCCGGCGGAACAATAGCCACCATGCCCGGCGCGCCGATACGCCATGTAGAGATGGATGTAAGCAGAGAAGCGATGGTGGCTGCTACTGCCAGTCCCAGGCATTCTTTCCAAACGTCAATGGGGGAAAAGATACTGATAGGTAGAGCTGGGATAGCGACTTGGGCGAAAGTCCTGGCGGCACGGCTACCAGCATCAACCCAAAAGGCTTTATTCCACATTTACTTGTTTCCTTCCTTGAGTAGGGTTTCGATCCGGTCGAGGCGCTCCGGTAGCGTGGCTACCGTGCGGGCGATTTCCGGGATGAGCTTGATTTTGTCGGCCACGAAGTCGACGAAGGTTTTGCCTTCGGTGGCTTTCCAGCCGGAGAAAACCGGCTTGTTGTCTTTCCATTCGGGGCCGACGAGTTGGTCTAGGATCCAACGCACCATGCGTGGCTCCTCCTTTTCTAGTTCTTGTTGTGGTTGGTTAGGTGAGTCGAGAAGTTCAGCGGCGTAGGCCAGCACGACATCAAACGGGAAACCGGGGCCGGGGTCGGTGTGATCGACTTCCTGCCAGGCCTCGGAGATTTCCGCATGGCCATGAACGCCACGAGCCCCGGCGCGGAGTTGATCGGCGTCGATAAATTCCAGGGGAATATCATAGAGCTGCGACCAGCTAGCAATCTGTTCGGCGGTCCGCCGCAGCTTTGCGTCATCGTCAAGCCAGTCTTTGCGGCTCATGCTGGCGTAGCCGGTGAGACTGATGTGCAGGCAGCGGGCGTTGCCGGTGGGGCCTGCTGCGTACGGCATGAAATCATCCGTGTTGCACAAAATGAGGTTGCCGTCGGCGCCGGCGAGCACGTTATAGCTTGACCCATTGGCGGGGTTTGTTTGCCACTGGGCTACGGCAATGCCGTCTCGTTCCGGCGGGCACTCCACCGTGTGGATACAGATGGACTGGATAGCGCTGAGCGACCGGTAGCCGACGCCGGGCATGTCCGCAGTAAAGTCGGCATCGTATCGGATTTCCATGGGTCCTCCTTCTTCTTGGGTTGGGGTTTCGGGTACTGGGTTGGGGGCGTGGCGTACCGTGGTGCCGTTTGGGTGTTGGCCCCAGTAGTCGCCGAGCACGAAATTAATATCGCAGTCAACACCACCCACAACTTCACTTCCCGGGCGCTGATAGAGCACTGCTTCAGCAGCTCGGACGCCTTCGCTCCAGGCCGCGGTCTGCCACGACAGATACTTGCCACCCCCCAGGGCAGCGATAAGCGCGTCGGCGGCAGCCCACGCAATGACCCTGGAATGCCCATAAATACCGACCCGGTCACGGCCCAAGGTTTCACAGCAGGCGCGGAAATACTCGGATGCGACACCGTTCCACTCATCAAGGCTGATAGGGAAATCCACCGCGAAAAACACCGGGTAGTCACCACAGTCGAGCTCGTCGAGCTTCCGTTGGGCCGCCTGGGCATCGGCCAGGCCACCGTTATAGCCACGCATCACATCGGAATCATCTTCTTTTCCAAACTGCCATACGAAAGCGACCTCCAGGCCATGAGCTTGGAGGTCATCTAGTTCAGCCTTCTGGATGGGCTTTCCCCGCATCCAGCTAGCCCTGGGTGGGCTGATGTAGCGGATCACGCCATCATGGCCAGCGGCACGAATCGCCGCAGCTGGCGGCACGCCAGCACTGTAATCAAGAATTGTTAACAATGTTTTTCTCCTTCAATATATTTCCCCAACGGTTAAATGCTATTTCCGCAGTTGAAGCCTATTCGGCTCCCCCACGCATGACTAGTTTCCAGGAATAAGGAAAAGCTAGATTACCTGTTCTTTACCAATGAGTTTTCCGATAATACACCCCCGTTCCCTGTACGAACGTTACGCTAGGATCAACAAAATCCACAGAGATTTCTCCGGTCGTACTAAGAGTAAACAACCCTGTTGCTGACGGTTTTCCTGGAGTAAATAATGGAAAAACCACATCCCTTTGGATAAAGTGTGCGTATTTTTCAGGTATCTTACCTTTTACCCCAGGTGTATACGCTAGAACAATAACGTAGGCCCAGCTACCAACATACATGATCCCAGTGCGGTTTTCATCAAAGAAAACGTAATCTGCATCAGTCAGTTTACGCAGGTTATCTGATATTTGGTTCACACTAGAACTAAGACTGTTTAGGTTGCTTTGCAACCCAGTGATATCGCTCAACTCATGAACATGAATTTTAGGGGCTTTGGCATCAGCTAACTTTTTAAGAGTGTTAAGGTCCTGTGGTGCACCATCTACTAAAGCATCAATATCCTGGGTGATGAGTGAGCTGATGCGAGTAATCACACCGGTATCTAAATGCTCGTAGGTGATGCCACCTTGTGGAATGCCATCAGCCATAGATTTCACTATTCGTTGCGCATCAGCGTGGGCACTTTCAGCAGACTTCGATGCTTGGTCTGATGATTTCTTTGCAGCATCTTCCGAAGTTTTCGCGGCCTGGGCAGATACTAAAGTATTTGACTCTGCTTGCTGAGCACTTTTCGCTGAGGCCGCTGCTGCGGCCTCGTGTGCTGCTGCTTCACGGACCTTTTGGTCCATGCCAGCACGTGCTTCAATAGTTTGCCTTTTCCATTCTTCTGTGACCTGAGCGTAATTTTTGCTCTGTTGCTCCGACTTGGCAGCTGATGCAGCAGCAGTTTCTGCCACACGTCGACTATTCGCAGCTGATAGCGCATCCTCCCTGATACCCTTAGCTTTATCTACATCACTTTTGATCTCTTTTCGCAGTAGATCACCAGCAGATCCTATCGCATCCTTAGTCCTTGCCACCAGTACATCCATTTGGCGTTCCGCAGTTTGAGCATGTATTAGCGCCGTACGCTCTGCTGCCTGGGCGCGCTCGGCAATCGCTTCCAGTGGAGCTATGCCGCGAGGCGTGTATCGATATTGTGTGGTCATGACGTCTACTAATCGGGCTTCTCCTGCCCCTTCTGGAATGACGACTTCGAAAGGTTCCATGTCACGGAGCCCTTTACATCGCAGCTGAACCATGAGCGGCCCTGGTTCCACCTGTACAGTGGCTTTACCACGGGACAAGGTTACTTTCATAGGTGTAGTAGTTACCACGCCGTCCGACGCATCTGCAGAAGAGCGCACCCGTGGAGCATACAGCAATACATAGTCGCCTTCATGGGGAATGCCCCCAACATCGGCGAGATTGATACTTAAATTCCGCATCTTTATCACATTCCTTTCGGCTTAGTTTCATCTGATACTTCTGCAGTCCCCATATGCACAGCATCATGGGAATGCCGTATCGCTGATAGAGAAGAATGCTGTGTGCCACCACGGAACCAACGCCAGTTCGCAGAATACACATCAATACGAACTTGGTATCCAGCTGTGGGAATCACCACCGGCATGAACGTCTCTAGCGTATGGTCCCGGTTATAGGGAACCTCGGTCTCGATAATGCTGGTGTGGTATTCCGTTTTCCCGTCTGGGTTGAGGATCGTGATTTTCAGGTAACAGAAGTTACCGCCTGTATAGGTGGTCCCTACAGCACGTACTCGGGCGTTGATAGTCCATAGCCCTTTGGCGTTCAGGATAAAATCGCCGGCGTCTGAAATATAGGCGTTTTTATTCGGCCCTAGTTGGGCGTCAAAAGGCACCTTACGCCAGTTATCGCTAGACCATTCGATATTGATGTTCTTCGACTGATACGCACACAGGTACCCATCGGTGTCAGAAACCAGGTCCAGCCGTTTGTTCAGGATGAGCTGTCCAGATTTCTGGGCCTCTATTTCCTCTTTCATTGGGGTGATAAGCGATTTCAGAGCCCTGCCGAAATCCCCCAACAATCCATTAATGAACCCGAACGCAGTACTCACAATCAACGCACCACCATCGCGCACTAGTTGCACAATGTCTTTCAAACCCTTCAAGATTGCCGTGCCGAATCGGGTGAATATCTGCGATAGTGACTGATCACCAAGATTCAATGCAGTTTCAGCGCGTTTCCTGGCCAATGCCTTGACAGATTCCTCCGTCTGCGCGGTAATGGATTTGACCTGGGCCCCCACCACCGCATCCGTGCCCGGGGTCACCGGGTAGGTGCCGGATTCGATAAGGCTTTTATCGTCACTCATCCTCGATCACCCTCGCCGTGTCTTCGGTCCCTTCTGGTGTTTCCGGGTGGATCTCGGTTTCTAGCCGGCGCAGCAATACTTGTTTTTCCGCCATGGTGAGGTGGCTGATATCCGGGGCAGTCTGCTCAGCGTCCAGGGGTTCGTCAATAGGCACCCATCTGCCGGCTGCACCCATCACCCAATCCGTATCGGGGCCAGGCGGCACGTACTTGACAGTTTGTTCTTCTGGGTGATGCCGGAAACCACAATCGTAAAGACGCTGTGACCACTGCCGCATCACATCGACCGGCAACACCAACGGTGCGGTAGCGCCAGGGCCTGGCAAAGCCACCAGGGCCCATAGAGCTTGCTCCTCGGGATTCGTCATATCGCACGACGACTGAATAGGGATTCCCATTTTTAGATCACTCCTAGATCGTGGATAGCTGCGGTGGCATTTTTTACTCGGCCCAGGATTTTCTCCAAGGGGGATTCCTGGGAGGCACGATCACCGCAGGTTATTTCCCACCCCACTTGGTCACGGCTATAGCGGTACACAAGTTCTGTCACTTGCTCTACCACTACTTTGTTTTCTGGCAGCCCGATAATTGTGGCGCCCACCCGGTCGCCTAGGAAGAAATGCCCTTGACCATTCTCACCAACATGCCAGGGGGCACCATCGACGATTTTCATTTGATGGGATACTTTTTCCCGCGTTTCCCAAAAACCTTTCCGCAGCACCGCTAAAGCCGATAGGGTGTAGGCGCGATCGGAACCATCGGAGAAATGTTCCCAATATTTTGACCACCCTAGAGACCTAGATCGGTCAGCGGACTTTTCCGCCATCCATGCCAACAACGTGTCCTCGTAAAACGGTTTGAGTAACGTATCAGCTATGGGGCCCAGGCTAGGGGCTGCAATAAACATGCCCAGGTAATTTCCCAACATACTCACTGCCGCGCTGATGGCCTCATTGACACCATAAGTGGAGTGTCCACCGGCCACTACTTGTACCGCAGTCGCCGGCTTGTAGGAGAACTGGGCGGACTCCAGGCCGGACAATCTGCCGTCCCGATACAACACATATGGTGCACGCGGTACAGTACCTAACCAATCCGGCTTCTGATATTCCGGCACGTTCGGATTGGACACCACTGTCGATTGGGTATCAATATTCCCCTTCGTCAATTGCTGTACCGTACGGACGAAACCACTAATCACATTGCCGCGCAAGGCAGTACCATCCTGCCCCCAATAGCCGGACTTGTTCACGATATCCACGATGAGGCAACCATGGCGGATTCTTGCCCGTGGCCATGGCAACGGATCACCCGTGAGCCACCTCCGGCACGTCACCATCAACTGTGCATCTTCCAACTTATCCTTGGCCATCTCATGCCAATACTTCATCCGGGACGACACGATCGTCCACGGAGAAGGGTCAGCGCCAAGCGAACCCGGCGCGATTTGGATTGCCCATCGGGAGGTGTCCCACGTGTCGAGCCATGATGTGGGGTCTAACGGATCGTTGGGTAGTACCCATGCTGATCCTTCTAGCCGCCAGAGGTTTATGGCCAACGCGCATTTTAGGGCCCAGGCAGTGGGGCCCATCATGATGAATGTCCTGGGGAATTGCACTGGGGCGGGCGTAAGCGGATTGGGCCACACAAGGATGTGCTTGAGTTCTTCGTAGTCGTGGAGAGCTTGAAGCTCTAGCAGTCGAGTGCCATCTGTGTTTTTAATGATGTTGACGCTGGTGACTCTGCCACCCCAGCGGGTGCCATCCTTGTCGGATGTGATGTGGATATTTTTCACGTCCCGACTATCGAATCGGAGGATCCATGTGGATATCCAGTGGTCGATAGGTAATGTAATGGTTGCCCCGCCGGTGTCGTTGAGTTTCCACTGGGTTCTGGCCTCTATGACAACTCCGGTGACGGTGCCAACATAATTCCAGTTACCGTCCCAAATCCTGATGAGGGGTTTTGTTCTGCGAGCCTCGGCACGTTTCGCGCGGGTTTGCTGTCCGTGTTTCCAGGCTGCTTCAAGTTTCTCATGGGGAATATCACCAATATATGGTGGGATGATCTGCATCAGGCACCTCCTCCGTATGCTCGCTGCCAGTGCTCCACCATGCGGATTTGGCATGATGACAGGTTCGCTTCTCCGCCTTCCACTTTGACGGCTATTGCTTTTTGCGTCGTGCGGGGTGGTATCGGGTAGAGGAATTCCACGCCGCCGAAACGCCCGGCGAAGTTGGAACCGTCGCTGGCCACGTAGGATTCTTCCCGCGGGTGCGTGTTGATCGTGAGTGATTGGATGCGGGTGAGTGCTGGGCATTCGATCCTGCGGGGTCCGGCGCTCAGGTTCATGTCGGGGATTGTCCATTTACCCGGCCCAGTGAGTGTCCACATGGGCCAGAGCTCACAGTCTGCTGGGTTTTGCACATAAAGGGTTCCCTGACTGGTGCCGCTTAGTGCAATCTCGGACACGTAGGTTTCCCCTACCCAAAACGGCATGGGTGCCCTGAGAGTGATGGTCATTTGCGACCAGCCCCAAATTCTCGGGTCCCGCTCGGATTTCGTTTGGGTTTTCTCCAGCTTCACAACATCCAGGGTTCTGGTGGAAATATCCGTCGTTACCCGGATTTGAGCAGGTCGAATATAATCGAAGCTGGCATAGAATTCCCCCTCGATTTCCGACCATGCTCTCTCATCTCCCACAATATCGAATGCCAACACGAGGTCCAAGGGTTCGATGTTATAGCTGAGGAGGGTTGCGCCGTCCTGGGATGCGCCTTGCTGCCAAATCTGTTTAAACGGTGCCTCGTCATGGAGGCCTTGAGGGTTCTTTGCCAGTTCTACGCCCTCGCGCCCCATGCCAGGACCGGATACTGTCCACAACTGCCCGTCACAACCGATAATCTCAATCAAGGCGGGGGTCTCAAACAAATCCAGTTCCGATGCCACAATCTTCTCCTTTCTTGTTATGCACCTTCTATGGCCATGACCAACTGCTTTGAGTGCATGTCTGCGCGGCGTAGTCCCTCGTCGACATTGTTGGTTTCCACGTGATAGTGCACTTCAACCGTTCGTCCCTGCGCAGCCGTGGCGGGTCTGAAGGATGATGCTTTAGCTACTTCCCGGGCTAGCTGAGGCTGGGCGTTGATTTGTTCCAGCCACGGGCGAAGATGCCGTGCTGAAGCTTCACGAACTACGAACTCGCCGTTGGACAGTGTGGATAATATGGCGTCATCCATAGAGCCACCAGGGCCGGTGACTAAACCACCCAAGGCGAATGCTTTGGGGTTCAGGCCACCGATCAAATCGGCGCCGACAATCTTGTCTGTGGCTATGCCCGGGTATTGGGATAGCATATCGGCCGCTATTTTCTCGGCGTTCTGCACATCCCTAGCTTTCGAGTAAGTGGATTTGCCGCGGGTATCAGATGCTTTATCACGGGTATCCATCCACTGCGAATACGCCTTAACGATAGGGATATCATCGGAAATCCCCACTAGCCCTAGGGCGTCTTTCACCTGGCCGGACACGAAATCCTTAGCGAACTTACCCAAAATTTCAGAGAAAGTTGATGGGGTGTTCGATTTCTTTTTCTTCGACCTCGTGCCGTACGAGTCAGGGTTCGACCGTGATGATTTTCGGAAATCCTTCAAATCATTAGCAGACACATCCGTCACATCGGATAGATCATCTCCCGTATATCCGCCACCATATGAGGGGTCGGAATAATCCCGGGGCTCATAATCATAATCCGAATCCGCACCCCTAGAACTAGAACGGGATCCCAGAAGCGAATACGAAGGCGCATCATCATTGGAATCATAGGAAGATGCCAGATCATAAGCATCATCGGAAGACTTTGTGCGGACTACAGCATCAATACGATCCGCATCTGTAGCAGAATCCGACTGCTGCTGTTCAACGATTTCTTCCAAATCTTTATCCGCTGGTACCTCCACCTCCGTGAAGAACGCACCTGGTAAATATGCGTGCTCGGTGAACTGTGGGTCGTCAGCACCAGCAGCGGCACCACCGTATTGCCCATCGCCGCGTTCGCCACCCATTTCTACCGCCACACCAGACGGGACAGTGAGGGCAGTATGTCCTTCCTCACCATCAGGGTCAGTGCCGAACCAGCCGACCTGTAGATCCCCGAAATCACCGCGGCCGGTATTAAAGCCCAAGTTTGATAGGGCTTTGGCTTCCATGGCAAGCGAGAACTGGTCACTCCACGCATCCAACCCCACAGCGTAACGGCTAATGGCACTTACCGCACCTGGGCCATCACCCCACTGTGTTTGCCCGTACGGCTGCCCCTCGATCTCGTGGGCGAACTCGTCCAGTTTTTGGATGGTAATACCACCGTCAGCAAACCTCCGGGGAGCTTGTGGGGTAACGTCTGTCCCATCGTAGGCGACTTTAGTGCGGGTAGTCTTTTCTACCACGTCAAAGCCCATAATGTTTGCGGTTTGAGCCAGGATCTGGGTGCTACGTTTCCGCTTTGACGGGGCCAATGGGATGAACGCCTCACCCTGTGTTTCGTCTTCAGCCCATACCAGGTATGAGCCGCCGGGGGCGATTTGAGCATCCTGCGTCGATAGGCGCGTACCACCATTAGCGTAGTGGGTTACTCCCCCGTCACCGTAGCCGGTACCAGGGCCATCACCATCATCATTGTCATCACCGCCGGTGAGCATGTGCCACATATGCTTAATGCCGGACCATAGACCCATGATTAGGTCTTTGCCGATCTGGACCAGCCAGCTACCAGCATTGTGGAAAGCATCAAGGATGGAATCTTTGATACCGCGTACCCATTCCATGAGGGAATTAATCCCCTTTGATGTGGCGTTCGCGGCACCAGCCCACAGTTCGTTGAACTTCTGGATAAGGTCACTAGCGAAATCCACGATCGCGTGGATGACTTGTTGGATCATGTCCGCGAAGCCGCCCACAATGCCAGCACCGAATTCTATCACCGTGGCCACAACGTCCACACCAAGGGTAATGAACTTGGCAACGATGTCCCCTACCACGCCAATGACGGTGGCAAGCACCTGCAATAAGATACCGATGAGTTCATCCAATATGGTGATGACCGGCACTACCGCTTGGACCACGGACACGAAAGCGTCCACAATGCCCACGACTGCCGGCACCAGGGAAATAATCATTGGAATCAGTGGGGTGATACATTCCACCAACAGCTCAGCAAGAATCGGAATCAACGGAGCTACTGCCTCCAGCAGAGACACGAATCCCTCGACAATGGACACCACGGCCGGCACCAGCGCAATCACGGCCGGAATCAGCGGGGTAATCACATCTACCGCGAGCTGAAGCAGCATCGGAATCAGCGGTAACACCGCCTCCAGCAAAGACCCGAACGCCTGCACTAACGTCGGGAATACCGGTGCCAGCTGGTTTAGTGCATTGAGGATCGCTTCACCTAGAATCTGGGCGACCTGCACCAATACCGGCATAATCATTGCCAGCACTGGCGACAACTGTTCAATCATCATTGAAATAAGCGGCACTACTGCCTGCGCTATCTGCGCAAACACCTCCACCAATGGTGGCAGCAACGGGGCTAGCTGCTGGATCATCTGCACCAGCGCATCACCCATCACCTGGGCCAATTGTGTGAACACCGGGGTCAGCTGTTCAATGATCGGCGTTAATTGCGTCACCAACGCCGTAATGACCGGCGCTAGCGCCTCCGCTACTTGTAGTAGTACCTGGGCCACGGACACCAGCACGGCATTGAATGCCTCACCCAGTACTGGCAACAGTGGGGACAGCGCATCAAGAAGCTGGCCGAAAGCCTGCGCCACCGGAATCAACGCATCCGCCAACCCCTGGCCCAGAACCGCCACCAGCGGCCCCAAAGCAGCACCCAGTTGGCCGATTACCTCACCGATCGGAGCCATCGCCGGAGCAAACGCTGCCAACCCATCCGCCAAGCCCTGCACCAACACCTGAATGCCCGGCGCGGCCGCCTGGATGAATTCGGCAATGGCCGGCATGATAGTGCCACCAATAGTTTGCAGCGCCGTGGACAAGATCGGCATTAGCGCTGCGAGACTATCGGTCATAGCCCCGAAGAACGTCGTGAGGGCTTGTTGGCCTTCCATGGAGTTGACGAAGTTGTTGACCATTTCCAGCAGCTGGCCTAGCGGACCTAAAGATGCTTGGCCTGCTGCGGATGCCGCATGAAACACGCCGGAGATGATTCCGCCGATGTTAGATAGGGTGTGCCCTAAGGTTTTGAGGGCCTCAACACCGTTTTGGACCCACTGATCGAATTGGCCATTTTGAGTTGACTGGCTGAGGAAATCCGCCAACCTAGTGCCGGCCTCACCTAAGTATTGACCTAGTTGCGGTAGGTAGGCGGATCCCGCCGCCCCGATATCCACCAGTGCTTGAGTTAATGGCCTGGCAGCTTGGTTAACGTTAGCGAACATTCCGGCGGTATTGCCCAACATGCGGTCCAGCCCTACCTGGGACGACTCGCTAGCCAACGCTGCGATCGTGGACCGCAAACCGGAATTGATCTCGGCTGCGATACCAGCGAGACCAACCCTAAGGATAGGCAGCTGCGCAGTGGCTAAATCCGTGATGGACTCGCCCAAGCCTGCAAAGAGGTTATCCTGTACCTCCAGGCGAAGCTCTTTCCACTGGGCGCTCAGGGCCTGGATGGCAAGAACAAAAGCTTGGGCATTAGGGGAAAGGTTCGCTAGCGCATCGGCGAAATCGTCGGTACCACCGGCGGCTTTTTCACCAGCTTCGGCATAGTTATCTAGCGCGTCAACGAGCTGTTCCTGCGCCTGAACCACACCGTCTTGCGCGTCTGCCAGGTTACGCTGGGCATCTTCTACACCGCGGTAAGCGTCTTCTACCCGGCGTTGCGCATCTTCCACGCCACGCTGGGCATCTTCTACACCACGGTGGGCGTCCTCTACGCCACGCTGCGCGTCGGCTTCTTTTTCCGCTGCTTCCGCTACTTTTTCCTTAGCCGCAACAACTTTGTCTGACCCCTCAACGCCTTTATCCGAAGCTGCCTGTGTGTCATGGGCCAGTTTGTTGTTTTTCTCCCGCATTTCGTCGAGAGACCGCAGAGATTTACGGTAGGCCAGATCGGCTTCGGCGATATCCAGACGGCTGGATTCTGGGTCTTCCTGGGCTTCCCGGAGCCGTTGCTTAGCGCGCGCAACCGCTAAAACGGCGTCCTCTTCGTTTAAGGCCGCGTCTTGCAGTTGCTGCTTCATGTCTTGCAGATCCCGGGCAGCGTCTTTCCTCGCTTGGTTCAGGTCTTGCTGGGCCTTACGGGAATTCTTCTGGGCTTCAACAACGCTACGTTCCGCGTCGGCAACCTTGCGTTCCGCATCCTCTACTCGGCGGGCTGCATCTGCCACGCCACGGTGAGCGTCGTCGACTTTACGGGCGGCGTCAGCAACCCCACGGTGGGCGTCTTCTACCCGACGTTGGGCTGTGGCGATACCGCGCTCTGCGTTTTCTACTTGCCGCTGGGCAGCCTTCATGGACTTATCGGTGTCAGTAGTGGCGGCCGCAGCGCCCTTGCCCATGGTGGAAAATGCTTTGCCCACCCCGGACACTCCAATGCCGAGAGCGGCGAGTGCGCCAGCGGCTGCGCCGGCTAGGGCTGGTAGCGTAGCCAGGGCGCCGGATGCCGTCACTAGCACCTGAGTCATAGCGGCAAGCGGGCCAACAACGCCAGTGGCAGCAACCCCGATCACACCCAATCCGACACCTCGGGCTGCAAGACCAGCCATTGCGGCACTCGCGGCCCGAGCGTGAGCAGTAATACTAGCGATCTGCGCCTGGGCAGCAGCAAGACCAGCTCTGCTAACCCTGACCGCAATCTCGGTGGTACGCCGCACTGTGAGACCAGCCAACTGGGCAGCTGCGCGGCCGATATTAGTCCTAGCCACTATTTCAGCAACACGACGTCGCGCTAGCGCTGCTAACTTCGCTGATGCTGTACTAGTGTCGGCGTCGGCCTCAATCTCGGTTTTCCGGTCCCTGGCCGTTGTATCTAGCTGAGACTCAGCAGCACCAGTATCAGCATCAGCGTTGATTTCTGATTCTCTGTTACGCGCTGTGACATCCAACTGGGTTTCCGCAGCGGCAGTGTCGGCGTCGGCCTCAATCTCGGTTTTCCGGTCCCTGGCTGTAGTATCTAGCTGAGACTCAGCAGCACCAGTATCAGCATCTACATTCAGGGTGAGGTTTTTCTTGCCCGTGATACGGTTGATTTTCCGGCGTGCTTTGCTGGTATCCGCATCAACAGTAATGGATAATGATTCAGCGTATTCCGCCAACTCTGCTTTGACTTGTTCACGGAACTGGTCGAAATCCGGCAGTATCTCTACACCAAAGGTAGCAGTGATTCTTTCAAGTTCGGCGCGAAGACGACGGGCGAAACCTGCAAGGTTAGGCCTAATCTCTACCTTGGCGACACCGGCGGTGTATTCAGCCATGATGGTCTCACCCCCCGTCGTCGTATCTAGCCCCTACTAGCTGGCTTAAAATATGGTCACGTTTAGCGTTCAGCCGGGTTTTACCCAAACGTTCCCTGGCGGTTTCGGGATAAGGAGCCGGATCAAGCCCCACCTGGCCTTGACTACCCACCGCCACTAGCTGGATAAGTCGATTTTCGATTACTGCTAACTGTTCCCGGATCGGATCCCACTCACGCAGCCCTGGTCGATGGGCTACATCATGGTCTTGATGTTCCATGGCGTACTGGGCGATATCATCGTCATCAATGACAGACGCCCAGTAGTGGGATCCTTGAGGTAACTGTTCTACCAGTTCGAGGAACGTTCGCCAGTCCCGCACTCCAATAAACCAGTCATCAATATCAATGTTGAGATATCGGTGGAAATCCCATCGTAGTTCTTTGCCCCGATGGTTAATCAGAGCAATAATGTAGAAAAATCGGTGATCTTTTCTACCAGGCCTTTGCCGTAGAAATGCTCAAAGTAGGCGACGATCACACCAAGGGCGATCATTTCGGCGTCTTCGGCATCATTGATGGCCATGATGAACCGGTTCAAATTATCCTTGAAGATCAGCCGTAAAACGTCGATGCTGCTGAGCTGATCGGGGTCTTTTAAGATCTGTTCCAACCGTAAGCGATCCACGTAGGTGGGGGCTTGGATTTTTATTGCCGGGTCAAACCCGTAGTCCGCTCCCAGCACAAACGGCTTCCGGGTAAGTACCGTCCGATTGCGGTTTTTTACTTCCTTAATGGGAAGGGCTTGGGCACGTTTACGGAATCGCTCAAATTGATCTTCTTCCAATTCTGTTTCTTCGCCAGGGTAGCCATCTACCTCGAAATTGGTGTCGTCTGCAGCGTCATCATAGTCATCGTAGTCGATAGGGGTCGAGCTGCGCGATGGTTGTCTGCGTGGTTGTCGTTTACGGTTCTGGTTTGCCATGGGTGTTTTCCTTTCCTGGAATATGGATGAGGACAGAGAAGGCCAGGTATTACGCCTGGCCTTCATACTGGTCGATGAGTAGGTTTTACTGCTTTGTGACTTCTACTGTCTTGGGGAAACCACCACCAGTGAGGCCGGTAGCGATCACAGTTGGCTCGGCGGAAACCTTGGTGATAGTAAACCCCGCATCCACGGTGCCGCCGACTGTGGCTTCGTTTTCTCCCGAGGCACGAATAGCTGCCTGAATAGCGGCAGCGGTTGCATTGTGCTCAATGGTAGCGGTCATTTTGCCGTTGATACTGATTGTGTACGTGCCGCCTGTGGCTCCCTTCACGGAATACTTGAAGCTATCATTCAGCAGCTTTTGGACACCCGTAACACCCATCTTCTGGGCTAGCTCAGGAGTGAATCCCGGGCCGGTGATACCGAAGCCGAAGAGCGCGCCATAGGCGGGGTCCTCCTTAGCCGCCAGTGTCAATGGGTACGTCAGCGCGTTGGTTTGCGTAACGGATTGTTTGCCACGCTTCTCGACGGTGACTTTCGGGAAAATCCAATACGGGTAGATTTCGTTTTCAGGTTCGCCATCATAACCAATGATGATCGAAGAGTATTCTTTCATCTTGGCAGCGCGGCGTTTTTTCGCGTAATAAGATCCGTTCTTGTACTCGCCAGTGCCCAGATCGTAGTACATTTCTAGCGTGCGTCGGCGGGCTTCTTGCGGGGTGAAGTCGATATTGAAGGTTTCTTCAGTGATGAAATCCCTGCGGCGGCCGCGGGAACCGTAGCCTTCCGGCCCTTCGACTTTCATGTCTGGGGCAAGATCCACACCGGATTTTTGTTCGATTTCACCGGCAGTCCACCATTCAGAGCCGAGTTCTTTCAGCTTGCCGTTTTCAGTGAGTTCTTCAGGAATCGGTGCCCCGTAGTCAGCGAGAAGAACAACCATGTTGATAGCGGCAAATACTAGACTATCGTCTTTGTCTTTGAGCGTATAGAAATCAGTAGTAGTCACGCTCTACCTACCTTTCTCCCACCATATTAAGCGGGTACAGGAAATCCCCCATTCCTTATGGTTTGGGGGATGAGGATTTGAGTTAGGCTATTTTTATCGAGGCCTGCGAATAGCAAACGTGAATAATGCCTTTACATATCGGTCTTCGGGATTTACCCATACCGGCATGGTTGGCCCTTGTACCTCGGCCACGTCAATGATGCGTACTGTACGGGAGAACTCTTCCGCCTGATTATCCAGCATCCATGCCCGAATATGCCGCAGCAGATCATTGGAAACATCACGCCGCTTTGATACCACACCAATCTCAATGATTGGTTTATCAACCTGGTCAGCTACTGCTGCGACCCCGCCGATGCGCTGGATCACGATCAATGGATGCTGGCGGATGATTTTTTCGTAGTCCGCAGGAATCCATGTACACACTTGTGGTGCGGGCTCACACTCCGCAGCAAAGGCATCCAACAGTTCGCAAATAATATTTTCGGCGTCAGGCCATGGGCGAATCCCTTCCGGGAATTTCATTTTCATCACCTACTTTCTATATTTTCACTGCTTCTACCACTCGGCGTAACGCCCGGTTAGGAGCGATCCTTCGAGGTGGTTTCCTGCGACGCGGAGGCTTGGGGACCGGCGGGTTTGTCATGTGGCCGAAAAACACCGGCACACCATACGAGCTTTCCACTGATAGCGTAGCCACCCACCGTGGATCTCCCATCGGATAGGGTCGCGCTATTTCCACATCAACGACAGAAGATGCCGCTAACCGGCCGGTGTTTTTCGGGGCAGATGATTCATACAGGGCTTGCGCCAAATACCCAGCTTCAAACATGATGGCTTCTACTTCTGGTCCAGTTAGATATCCCTGCATCTTGCGTGGCTCAAAATTCATCTACCCCATCACCGCCTCACACAACGCCACCGTGCCCATGGTCACGTTTTCCCTGCGTGGGTGCTCCCACACTTGGATTTCCGTCACTGTTAATATCTTGCCGAATGGGGTTGTAATGATGTCTTTTGGTTGCAGGTCAGGGGTTTGCCTGCGGAAATACACCGCGGGCTGGGTAGTCACAATCGTTTTATGATCGTGGTCAACCGTAACCCCTGCCCACCCAATCCGGGCGCCTGTAATCTCCCAAGGTGGGGATGGTTCGCCGATCGGATCACCGTGCCGGTCTATCTTGGGTGGGCGTCGTACCGTAATCGTGGCCACAGCCGTCACCACCCTTCGGCAGTGATGTTACGGAATTCTCCCACACCGATGGCGTTTTCGATAAGGTCACGTTCTTGACCGGTGAGATAGAAATTTCCCTCACCGTTAGCGAATCGCAGAGTGCTGCTGAATGGGCCACCGGCGTCGGTGATTTCCGAAGCCCCATCATGCGTGTCAGCGATGAGTGAGCGCCTCACCATAGCGCAGGACACCATTTTTAGCACGCCTGCTTGATGTTCACTGGGAGCATCGGGGATGAGGGGAAACTTCGCCTTCAACCACACTGCAGCATCTTCCAGCAGTGTATCGACGACCTTATCAGGAAGACCTGGCGGAAACGCTTGCCACCGGTCTTTCAAATCTGCAGCGACTGCATACGGCATTAGGCGCCTAATCCGGTAAGCCGCACCATGGCCATGGGGTCAGTCACCACATGCTCTAGCACAGCTTTCACCTTGGTCCAGGTCAGGTCACGTGCTTCGTCCCGCCAGGTAGCGGTACTAATGGGTTCTTCCATGCCGATCGTGCCCACTTGCCCTTCGGCAACGAGCAGGCCCTCACCTGGGGTGGCCAGCGGGGAGGAAATCACTTCCAGGCCCTGGGACTTCAGGAACGCATCCTGGGCGTCGTTAGTGTCAAACGTGTTAGCGAGCTGCAGTGCGTCATCGGTGTGGAGGACCAACAAGTTATAGAGGTAACCCATTTGGGTTTTCTCACCGGCGGCTAGGGCCGCGTTGAGCTCTGCCCGGATCGACTTCGCTGCGGTCTGCTTGAGCTTTTCAGTTTTGTTCATGCTGACCCAGCCGGAAGATTCCACCTTGGGGATATAGGACCCGTATTCCTGGATGGCCTTCTTAATAGCGAGCATGCCATTATTGTCCACATCGAACACCATGGTGTTCGAAATTCGCTGGGCTCGGCGCTGTAATAGCGCCATGTCGTTTCGCGCTTTCGCCTCGTCGGTGATGGAGAATTTACCACCAAGCTTTTTCACCTGGGCCACTTTGGGCTCACCAGGAGTAGCATCCAGCTCCGGGTATTCGCCACCTGGGGCGATGATACCGGTGTGGTCATCTGCTAACACCTGGTTTTCGGTATTGACTTCGTACAGGATGGCGCCGCCCTGAGCATCACTGTGGCCGAAAAGGCGGTCAGTGAACATCTTCAAGGCAGTGATGTCCGCGATGTATTTAGAGATTCGTGCTGGTTCTTGCAGCATCAAATCCACTGTGATGGCACCGTTCGCTACTGTGGGGGCGGCGCCCGGGTAAAAACCAGAATTTTTCATGTTGTTTCCTTCGTTCGTTTTATAGCAGTGCGATGGTTACGGGCTTGTCCGCACCCGCGGCTTTCGTGAGGGCAATGGCCACAACAGGCCCAGTGCCGGCGGTGGCAGCTTTACCGCCGGCTGCGGTGGAAATCTTAGCGCCAGCAGCAATCGCGCCGGCAGCAATAGCATCGAGCACATACCCGGCCCGGTAGATGGTTACGTAGTCATCTTTGGCCACGTCCGCGGCAACCACACCGAATGGGATAGCATCCGCGCCAGCAACATCGACGACCGGGTTCCGACCGTCCATTTCCCCAGAGACCACGACAAAACTACCTGCGGGGATCGCCTTTGCGGCTTTAGCAGTAACATCGCTGCCAGGGCTGTAGTGCCGTTTAGTCACATTCATAATATTTCTCCTTGATTATCCGGTTTTATTTTTCAGCTCGAAGAGCGGCCGGAATCCACGATTCCGGGTACGCCACATCGTCTACCTGGCTCGGGGTTCCCTGCCCTGATTGCAGCCCTTGCCGAGGGCGTTGCGACGGTGGTGGGGTGCCCTCCGTAGGATCCCCGTACAGGGCCTGGAGGCGCTTAGCGCGCTCGGTGATTTCCTCTTTCGTGCCAGTACCCAGAAGCGGTAAATCTTCCGCCTTAATACCATGCGCAGCGGCTACTTCCAACAAGGTGTTTGTTGTCCGCTCCTGCGCTAGCTGCTGTTCCGCAGCGGCTAATTTTTCCTGCATGAGTTGGAGCTCCGTCTTTTGGGAATCCTCATGTTGTTTCCATTTATCAGCCGCGGCCTGCACAGCATCCCGCTCTTGGCGGGGTTTCTCCAATGCCGCCAAGGCCTCTTCCAAGGTCATCTCCGGCTGTAAGCCGGCGTCTTGTGATGGTGTTTGGCTGATATCCGGGGTAGTGTCCCCCAGGCTAGGGTCTTGTTCATCCTGGGGCTCGGCGCTAGTAGCGTCTTGCATAGTTGCCTCCTTTTAGATTGTGTGAAATGCGAATAGTCAGGGCGGCATGAATAAACCCCACCAGCTTGGTGGGGTTAGTTCATAGGGATGGGGAGCATGGGGTCAATCCTGGTAAACCCTAATGTTCTGCGGATAAAGTCAATGCCCTTAGGGAGAACATACGTGGTGTACGACACTTTTTCTTCCCCGTTCGGCTGCTCATAGCGGTGGGCTTTGACCTCGAAGTAGCCCATATGCCGCTGGTAGGGGGTGTTGCGCATAGCGCCGCGAGGAATCAACACACCTCGGTTACGCAGCTCACGGAACAGCCAGTTTTGGCCCACCCCCAGCATCTTCGCTACCACACCCATGCTGTAGGATCCAGACGCATCAATGAAAGAATCATAGGCGTCTGCTTTGGGCTGCATTTTCTTGTTTTCCGCCTCCAGCGCCAGGCGCTCGGTTTCGGCGTTCAGCAACATTTGCGCCATCTCCAGACGAGTGATCTGGGAAGGATCAAACGCTGGACGGGCGGCAAGCCGACGCTCCATGTCAGTGAATGCTTTAACAAGCTGCTTCTTGAACTGACGAATCACCGCAGTGTTACGCATATAGGTCATGAGCAGCATTGCATGCTCACGATTCAATACCGCAATGGTGCGATTTTGGGTTCCACCAGCAGTTTCAAAGGGTCGGATTTCAAATCGTACCCTTCCGAACTCCTCAAAATCTTCTTCATTATCACGCACAACCCGCAGCACACTGGCGTGTTGAATTTTCGTTCCTTCAGCAATAACGAGTGATGTGGTCGTCAGCTCCCCCTCGGGGGTTTGCCGAACGATCATGGTATAGTCATTATCTGGATCTGGTTCTTGGTTAAACATCAGGAATTATCCTTTCTTATACAAAAACCCGCGTGCCCCTATACGGAGCATGCGGGTTAAAAAATGGTTTAGCGCTCGGACTAAGCAGGCACAGCAGGCAATGGGGCATCTGGCATATAAGTAATTTCTTCACCAGACCGGGGCACGCAAAACGTCGCTTTATAACGCAACTTCTTAACAGATTCAAAAATTTTCCGCTGCAATTCCTCTTCCTCATCAGGAACGAAAATCAAAGTATCAAGTACAGGCCCATAAGCACTATCTCCATAATCCATGGAAATAAGAACACCGTCCACGGACCGCACATCATACGCTTCTGGATCATCATTGTAAGCAATAGTATTCTCCGTGTATGGCTCTTGCAATAAAAGATTGACCACTTCCACTATGGGAGCATCTGATAAAACATACAAGCTCATTATGTGAATTCCTCTTCTTCCCCATTATGATTAATGTAAATTATTCTATCAAACTCGGAAAATCTTGGACCACCCAAGTTCTTTTTAATGTCAGCTCGCACCTGCTCATCTGTAAGCTGTAGCCTAGCCCCATCAATAACAACCTGAATTCTTATAGGCATAAGACTTGCAAAATTCTTTTTCGCCTCACGCATATTATTGTAAATGGTATTTTTCCCGCCACCATCAGGGGCTTTCATCTCCGTAATAACGCCATCAAGAACAATATCGGGTGAGGTCTTTTTCTCCTCCTCGCCTAGTCGCCGGATTCGAATTTCATGCCCATGTTTCAGCAATGTGATAATAGTGCCCCATTCATGAGTTGCTGGGTTTGTGGCCCCTTCTTCAGCTGATAACCGGTACAGCCAATCAGGGTTTTCTCCGAAATTCTTCCGCACTTCGGGCGGAATGTAAACCTTTTCCCTTCTTTCTTCAAAGTCGAGTGTCACCCCTTCACCAGGTATGTCCTTACGAATCTCACTGGGCGACGTGTCAGGCTCGGCCTTTTCCGGGTCGGCCTTTAGCGCCGAGTATTTTTCCGGGTCGGCTTTTATCGCGTCAGCATATCGTTTGGTGAATCTATCCCGAGGCTGGTCAAGACCCGCATCTAATTCCTCTTGTGTTGGCTGAAAAGTTGCGTCATCCCATAGATCTTTCAGGGCATGGTATTGCTGCTCACCATTCCAGGACGCTCCCTTAACAACGAGGACTGCTATGCAATCGCAGTGGTCATGATATTTCTCTCCTTCCCGCCGGGATCCTGAAACATATGTATGCCCCCCGGTAGCGCCCGGATTCCGGTAATGAACTTGGCGGGGCCGCACTTCCCTGGGCTTACCTGTTGTCACCACGGTATCTTCGGAATATACCGGCCCGCGGGATGCCAGCATCGCGCAAAAAGCACAGCTCTCAGCCCCAGTTAAAACCCTGGCCCACCCCAACACCTTGCCACCAGGCTTGGTGCTAGCTGGTTCTGCCTTACTGGCCTTTTTCCTAGAATCGCGGTTATCATCTCCCGCCTTCCTGCCGTCGCTGGTGTGTTCCACTATCACCTTGGGTTGGCCATCCGACCCAGTGTTATCTTCCACCGTCACCCGTGGACGTTTCTGCGACGACGCCACACGCACCCGTCCCTGGGCCGCGGTATCAACCACCGCATCACGACCAGCTGCACGCGCATGCCGCACTGCCCCAGCAGCTACCCGGCGCGATACCTGGGCCACAGCAGCAGGGTCGGCGGGATTAGCGGGGAAGGCCGCTACTTTTTCCAGCAGGGCACGCTGCGCGTCTTTTGAATATGATTCGATATCGCCAGGTATCGGATCTTTTTTCGGGTTCCATCCTAGGGCGCGCAGGAGCATCTTCCAGCCTGCGTTAGGCTGGTATGGCCGCATAGGCGCCACGTCTATCTCCATGCCTCGTGCGCGCATATCTTCGGTCATGGTTTGGGCTGCGGAGTGGTAGAACGCTTTCCTGGCTTTATGGATGAGCGGCAGCAGCGCGGCCACTAGGTCCCAGAGTGCTTCAATCGTGGTGGGGATCGTTTGTTCTTCGATTAGTCGATATATCTGGTCTCTAAGCCACAGGGCGGTTTCCCGGTCTCGGGAGTGCTGGTTTTCGATGCTCACAACCCACCCCCTTGCGGTATTTGTTACGTCACTTCAGGCATGGTTTGGGTTTCATCTCCTTGTGTAGATGGGTAGCCATACTTGGTGAGGATCCGCTGGATTTTCTCCTCTGTGAACCCGGGGATGTCTTCCAGGAGTGCTTCTGCTGGTATGCCGAGCATGGTGGCGAGTTTCCCGAGCGCATCAACGGTTTGAGCAAACGACCTTGCTGTGGTGTCTTTCCATTTCACTTCGCCGGCGAAGTCGGCGGCTGAATCGGCGTCGCCGTCCATGTGTCCGCACAGCCGTAATAGTTGTTCGTAGGATTCGCCGAGACTTGTTTGGATTTCGGAGGCTTTTCGGTCTTTGGCTGATTCCATGGCTGCCAGGCCATCGGCGCTGATGTTGCTGATGGCGTTCGCACCTAGGGATTGGGCTGGGACCTGGGCGATCGCGGCCAGGTCCCGTATGGTTGCTTGTTTGGAGTCAATGTACCGAGTTAGGTCGGTTTCCTCGAACTGACCGGCTTTTGTTTTGGTGCCGTCCGCGTTGATGAACCAGACATCGTTCGCTTTCATGCGGATCCCTTCGAGTTCATCTTTGGGTGCCCATCCGATGACGTATCGTTGTTTGAAAGCGGCATAGTATTGGGCGATGCCCATTTCGTAGCTGGTTCTGTCAATTCGATCTTGGAGTGATAGGAGCGGCTCGATGATGCCGCCGTGTTCCTCACCGTCTAGTAGCCAGCGGTCCCGGAAGCGGACGACTGGTGGCACCCCAGCGCCGTGAGGGCTGGCCTCGATGATCTGGAGGTTGATGGTGTTGTTCCAGGTTTCAGAAACCCATTCCGCTGGGTTCTTGGGCGCGTGACGTGCCCCGATGTAGTAGATGTAGTTTTCGTCTATGAGCCGCATCCTAGCCCCCCGGATTTCTAGGGCGAGAATGGGCCATTCTGAAGTGAGCCCGTATTCGCCTGGCCAGGCTCTTGATTCCCCGTAGTAGGCGGTCATCATGCGGGGAGAAACCCCCGTGATAAGCGGTGCGGATGCTTGGCCGGGAAAAGTGCCCCGATCGACTACGGCATAGGATGTGCCGTATTTGAGGGCCGCCCGGGTGATTCCGGTTTGGGCAGCGTCCATCGCGTTGCGTTGCCAGTGCTCCCACAGTGGGGATTGTTCGTAGTTGCCGCTGAAATAGTTTTCGATCTTCATCGACTGGGCGAATGTATCCAGCACTAGGGGGAGGAATGGGACTTGGGAGTCTTGGGCGATCTGGATGTGGCGGTCATACCTGCCGCCTGGTGTCGACTTCTCGTTTAGGACTGTAAATCGGTTGGCCGCGTATTTCCGGGTCCAGGGCAGCATCGCCATATGGATCTTGTTGTTCCTGGCGTATTCGTATGCGTGTTGGGACAGGAGTCCTCGCACGCCATCGAGTACCGCCCGGTTCGACATTTTCATTACACAAACACCGCCCTTCCGTCATAGTGGGTATCTGGTTGGTTATCCAACCATTTTCGGCGCACCATCCGCGCACCAATGAGGCAGACTGCTGCATCAATCTTTTTCGCTGAGGTTGGGGATTCTTTCCGCACGGATATCCCGTACCGGTTTTCCGCCCGGTAGCAGTTCCGTAGGTGATCTGTGAGGATTATAGAGCCGTCGTAGGTGAATCCGTGCTCAATGATTTCTCTTTCTGTTAGTTCACATGCCCGGGTGAAATCAAAGCTTTTGCTGCGCATGTCCCAGGCGATTGGCTCTGGGTTTGCCCCAGATGGTACCGCCCACAGTTCTAGTTGGTCTTTGTAGCATTCCGGCCAGGTAATCTTCGTGAAGGACTCCCATTCACGCACGTCAGCGAAGAACGCTTTCACTGTCCACGTGTCAAACGCCTGGGCGACACGGGCTGTGACGGCTTCAACATCAATGGTTTTCTTCTCTGCTTGGGACACGTGGCTGTTACCAGGATCCCACGCACCGATGAGGAAAACATGGCCATCGCTAATTCGGCACCCTACTAGCGCTGTCGTGTCGCGGGTGAGCGAGCCGTCAAAGAACATGACGATCTCTTCACCAGGCTCCACCTGGATATCCGGCATGGCCATGAGCGCTAGGTCCTTGGGGTCGATCCACGCATCAACAGACGCCACTGGCCAATTCAAATATTTACGCTTCGAGTCATCCGGTTTAGCACTGTGCGTCCAAATGCGGGTCATGATGGCGTCGATATCAACCCACGGGCAGTCTCCATACACGAACTCCAGCCCGGCGCGGAGCGATGCCGCATCGGCTAGGTTGGTTTCTGGCGGGGCCTGGATGATATCCATGAGGATCTGTTTTTCATTCTTGGATAGGCCTTTCTCTTGGTTACACCAGTCGATAAACGTGTGCTCCCCCACGGTGTTTTTCCCCGGCTTCCAGGCATTCAGGGTGCCTAGCATACGGGAACCGGATTTAGTTAAGTTATCAACCAATGTGCTGTATAGCTCACCGCCGCCTTTAGCCGGGGTCCAGTGCTCTAACTCGTCGCCAATGATAAAGGTCGCCTCCGCGCCCTCCTGGGTAGCAGCAGATGATGTAATGACTTCTAGTTTGCCTTCGGGGACAACGTTGATTTTCGTGATGCCGGGGTCAATGTCGTAATCGCGGTGCAGCTCGATCGCTGTCTTCTTGTTAGCCATCGCCCTGATATGTCTCATCGTGTTGTCCGTTTGTGCCTCAGAAACCGCAGCTATTTGCACCCACGGCATTGCCACAGGTTTACCAATGCAGCCGCCGAGCACTTGCGGATCAAACCTTTCCAGCCTGACGGGGGCGAGCAGCTCAATGAGCGCCATAGCTGCAGCAAACGGCGACTTGCCGGATCCCTTAGCTAGACGACGGAACGCATTGTAGAACAACCATTTTCCATCTGGGCCAACGGCATAAAACCATAAAACGAACCTGGCCTGCCGCCTGGTGAATTTCCAGGGTTTCCTGGCGCGAATCCCATTCGGGTGCTTCAAATATTTAGCGGCCCACGCTAGCGCCTCCCAGCCAAGCGTTAAATCGGGAACCCCCTGGGGGAGTGCGTCTAGCCGCTCCTCCGGGGGAATCATCATGCTAGATCAGCCCGATACTGTTCCATGATCGACACGGTGGCTTCCCGCGCCTCATCCGTTACCTTCGGGGTGATGAGCTCTACACGTAGCCGGCGGCGCGCCCCCTCGGTGGTCATCAGGGCATCAGCGCGGGAGAAGATTACATCCATCATCCCAGCACGGGCACCGGTCGGAGAGTTTAATTCTTGGGTGATAAGCCAGCACACCAACCTGGCTTCCTGCCAGTCGCTTTCCTGATAGAACTGGGCCTGGCCGCTCCGCTTCAGGGACCGGAACCACTGTTTCGCATACGGGTGCCACGCCCGGTCCTCCGTGGGAGGTCTCACTACCTGCTGCCCCATGGCCACCACTGTGGCGGGAACATCAGCCTCCGGTTTATTCCGCCGGCGTCTCTGGTCGCTACGCTTCGGTACTGGGCCACGCACCATAACCAATCACCTCCTGTTCGCTTACCGCTCGGGGATACGCCCCTCCCGCTGCAATGCCGTAGCTACTCGTACTGCGGGGGCCAGATCAACAAGACCGCCCATGCGGTAAATATCTTCTGTTGTCCGAATGAACCTTGTCCGAGAATAGACTTCCACGCAGCCGCGCCGTCGCCCTGGCCCCTCCGGGAAGAGCCCGAAAACATGCAGACCCCGACGAGAAACCGAGCGTTCCACCACAGCGCCGGGCACCGCCCGGATAATCTCGGCCGCCCAGTCGGCCACCTTGCCGCGCCGCGTGATGCAATGGTCAAGGTCAATACACGCTAGTCCACCGCCCAGCATGACCCCATGCGGGCCACCCTGAACCTCAGCGTGGGTAGTCCAAGTTTCTGGCTTGGTGGTTGACGCAGGAGAGCCGGCGACTGTGACGGGCCGCTTGCCATCGGCCGCCGTCCACCGGGGCAGCTCACGCATCCGGGCCGGCAACTGCTCACGCCGACGCCGCCGGTAGGCCTTCTGCCTGCATGCGGACGAACAAAACCGCGGGGAGCGTCCCCTGGCGGGGATCTCCAGCCGAGCTTCGCACACCTCACACACCAATCTCATAATCTGCATCTTACCATAGGCGTTACGATATACCTAGTCCTAGCTTGGCATATTTACCCTTTCTGGCCACCAACGACCGAAGGGATAGGTAGCCAAGGAAATAGTGACCCACGCCATAGCACAAAGCCGCAGGTCACAGCCCCAGCGCACACCACCAGCCAGCACCCAAAACCAAAAAACCTACCCTGACCAGCAAAAACCCTGAAACCCGTACACAGCCGGGGGCCGTATGTGTCCCGTACCAGGGACCGGCCAACGGCGGGGTACCCCCCACCCCACGTGGCCTAGATCACCTTATTTCAGGCCAGGATGGCGGGTAGCAAACTGGTCATACAGCCGGCGGCGCGCCACACGCCTACTAATCCCCCGTGCCGCTTCGCGCCGGGACTTTTCCGCATGGCACGACGGGCACACCCACTGGAGATTATCGAGCCCATCAGTGCCGCCCTCAGCAACCGGAACGATGTGGTCCAATTCCAAGCCACCTCGTCCTGTCACCGGTTCGGCACCACAATAGGCACACCAATAAGGAAGGTGGCGCCCTGCTAATCGGTGTAGGCGTTTCCACTCAGCCGCAGACGTGCGCGACAGGCCGTTACGCCACGCCATCAGCAGCACCGCCTTGCGACGGGCGAACGATGGCAGCGATCGCCCATGACAGTGCCTGCTCCAAGTGCGTGATGGCTAGCTCACGCTCCCTGCAGTCCGGTGCGATCGCCGCCACGCGGTGCGCCGCGGCCTGCACGCTGGCACGAACCTTAATGCAGTCTTCGCACTGATCGTCGGTGCCTTCGTGATACCGGAAGCGACGGTCAATCTCCTGCTGGATACTCTTTGCTTCTGATCCCATGATCCCCTCCTCCCCAACCCTATGCATGACTAAACCCCCAGGCTTTCCACCCAGGGGTTCCGAACGCCAGTTTACACCACTGCGTGTCCCACACCAAAGGATACCGCACCACGCATCGCCCCGGCACGTGCCAACACATCACCAAGCCGCACCAACATGCCACCATCATCGCCCTTTGTGGTAGCAACTTTCCCCGCCTGCGCCCACCGATACACCGTCGTACGCGACACCTGCACCCCAGATTGCCGAGCCCACGAAGCCGCCACCTGACACGTCACCCACTCCGGCGGTGCCGGCTCCTCTCCCCCACTGTCAGGCTCCACCACAGACGCCACCATGCGCGCCTGGGCGATAACCTCCTCAGCCATCATCTCACCCCACGGCACACTATCCACCACATCCAAATACCGCTGCAGCCAAGCTGCCGTAGCTGCGATCCCGTCAGGCACCGGGCCCACAACACCATCACCACACGCCAACACCTCCGACGCCCAGAACGAAAGCAGCCCCTCCGTCTGAACCAACAGGTCCAACACTGTCAGATTCACCGGCGGCTTTGAGCAACACACCGCGCGCCCCGGGATATCAGTACTACTCCCACGGTGAAAGGTAAGGAGTTCCTCCAACCCGGCACCATTACGTTCCAGTGAGTACAGGGACCTTCCTAACTCATGAAGCAGATAATCATCCATTCCAACTCTTCCTCTCTCTATAGATAGGTATCCCTCAATAGGTTTGTAGTCTACTCACCGCCCCTGCCGCCTAACGGCTCTACCCGACCCGCCCCGACCCGACGATCCCAGATCCGTCACCCCATCGTTCTGGTTTCGATCTAGATCCGATCTAGATCCGTACTAGGTTTTACCGTTTCGTTATAAAACAGGGCAAAAGAAAACCCGGGCACAAGCCCGGGAACCCCTTCTAAGTGCGCATATGCACCATAATTGGCAAAATTTGTTGAAACTTCTTATCCTTAAAGCAGCTCGTCCACCATGCGTTGAAGGAGTATCCGAGGCCGTTTGCTTGCAAGCGGCCTCCGCTTTATCTTTATCGCGCCCCACAAGAAGGCGTCAGGCAGCAGCCACGGCACCCTTCCACCCATGTCCACCACATGGCTAGACGCCAACCCACCTGACCGCACGCATGCCAACTACCCGCCCCAGCCCTGCTGAAGCGGGTAACAATAGGCAACGCCTCCTATACCACCTACCTTTCTTTAACGCTTAAGCCATCAGTTCTTATTCTTGCTTCCGCTTCCCACGCTTACGCCGACGCCGCCCACGACGCCGCGACTTACTGTTATGATTCCCCCTTGGCATGCCCTGCACGTTACTATTCCGCTTCTGCCCTTCCGTGGGTGTGGGCGGCCCCGGAGGGTTCTTCTCTCCCATTGCTGCCGCTTCCGCGGCAGTCGGCGACGAGTCCATATCATTACAGTCTTCGGAGTCATCGGCGAAATCCATCATCCCCGACGGCACCCACCCCGCTGGTGGTTCCTCCCCGGAAACCCAATCAGGCGCCGCCTCTAGCGGATCATCAAACCCCTGTACAGGGCCGGCAGCCACACTAGTCGCCTGCGATGCAGTATCATGACGCATAGTAGCTTTAGGCTCATCCACCCAGACAGCCTTACTTTGCGCCGGGGATTGCCGCTTAGCACGCCGGGATCGCTGGCTAGCCTGCTCTTGCTCTTGCCGCCACCGCGCCTGCTTCTCACGCTCATCCTTAGAAACCACATAAATGTCATGCTCTTTCGCATACCGCGAATCATTAATGAAAGCAATGGTGTGCTTGTTGTAGTGCACTTCTTCGGGGGTTGGAGGATCCCGAAGCTCCTTAACCTCACCTGCGCCACGGGCGCTATTACACGAGCGGCAAGCAACTACCAGCGTTTCCGGTGTCGAGTTTTTGTGCCCGTTGAGGGAATCATAGGTACCGCTGCGACCGCTCCTGCGATCACGCCAATCCACCCAACAACCGCACCAACGGCACTGATCCCCATCACGAATCCGCACCTTCACAAGCAGGTCAATATTGTGCTTATCTTTCGACCGCAAGCGGTCCAGCTCTACTTCTTCCTTTGACCGCATGTGGAAAAGCTCCCGGTCATCAACCAGCCGAAGCGCTGGATAACCCTCAGGGCCTTCCTCCTGGAAAAGCAAACCGGCGCCGCACAGCATCTCCAGCATGGCCTCTTCCCTCCCCGGCGCGATCTGATAGAGTGACCCATACCCAACCCAGTAGTCTGTCAGGTGCGCCGCTGAGATGATCGCCAGCTGCGCTAGCACGCCCACGGCTTCGTTCTTCAGCTGATGATTCCCCTTGCACACTTCGAGTAGTCGAATCATGAGCGGGTGGGTAACCAATGTGTCTCCCATACGGAGCCAAGGCATAATTTCTTCACCTTTTCCTTTGTAAATCTCAAAAATATGAACGCGCGCAATACAAACCATCACGCGCGTTCCTGTCGTGCCGCGCCTAGGCGGCGGGTTTACGCGCACTCGCCCGACGGCGCCGAGTACGACGCACGGGCTGCGTTTTCCTAGCGGCACGAGCCGCCCTGGAATGGCCCTGATAGCAGCGTTGGCAAAGCCCTTCTCCCATATGATGCTGTTTATATTGGTACGGTGTATGACAGCACCTCTTCCGCACATGGGCCGCCACCAGAGCCTGCGGGTCCATAGGCCCACCACACCACCTGCAGCACATCTGATAGGGATCGCTGCTGGTTAGCGGTTGGGGGCGATCCGAATAACGCCCAGCAACCACACCGGCAACCCGCACCCCACGCCACTCACAGTCCGATAGCATCCGCTCACAAGCCTCAAGCAGAGGACACTGCGCGCACAAGAGTTTGGCCTGCTGGTGGCGCTTCCGCATCCGCGCCACCGGCTCACCCGCAGCAGACGGATCCCACAGACTCGGCGCATCACGGGTCGCCCGCATATCACGCTGCTGGCAGATACCCAGCTCAGCATCACCACCACACGGCAACATGGTCATACCGCACCACCAGTCGGATTCGTACGCAACCGCCGAACCTTCGCCTTCTGGGGCTTCGCCCCATCAATCACCGTGTCGTACTCAAACCCATCACCATCACGCACCACATCACCGGCAGCATCCGCACCGACATTAGACGACACTGCATCCGCGCCGGGGAGCCCCGGGAGGGGCTCTTGAACACCACGGTCAGCAGGCACGAAGGAATACGACTCGAACATGTCACCCAGGACGACATACACCCTGGCACGGTGGCGTTGGGTTGCGAGCGGCACCGGGATGATATCTGTATCAAACTGGTGTGCCGCAGCACCTAGCGCGGCCGCCTGGGCGGCAGTGAACATAGTTAGTCCTACATCCCCAGCAGGGCCTTTTGCGCGCGCTTTTGCCTCAGCACGCACCCGGTCGAACAGCTGCGCTGTGTCCGTGGTGAACGCCGAATCAGCCCGCGCCGCGGTCAGCTCCGTCAGGTCACCACAGGTGCCGAAAAGGGCCTGCAACTGCACTTCCTCATCGCGGATGAAGATAGCGGCGCGGGCGTCGTCTTCTTCCTTATCCGGCTTCAATTTCAGGAACAGCTTGGCGCTAGCTGCGGTGATTTCCACCACCCGATGAGCCTCTTCCACATCATCGAAATAAGCACTCACATAGGCCTGAACCACATGCTGAGGGTTCGCAGCAACCACCAGCAGGCTCCCGGCATAGGTGATAAGACGCACCACGTCATAGATTTCTGGTTTGCGCTCCGTCACTCCAGCTACCGCGCGGATAGCACGCTGCAGCTCTCGAATATCCACAACCAGTTTGGAACGCGCCGGCATCTTCTCAGGCATGGTTGCTCCCCGATCCAGCATTGGAGTCAGCAGCCACACCAGCGCCGTTAGACCCATCGACGATTTCCCGCAACTTGGCAGTCACCGCACCCATACGGATAACCAGCTCGCCCAAAGCTTTCGCGGGAACACTGGAGCTACTGGACTGGGCCGCAGCTTTAGCGACCCCCGCAACCGCTTCCTGGGCTGCTTCTACCAAGTTGCAGAGCTCATCCCAATCACTGGAATGCACCGCATTGGACAGCTGCTTCTCCAGCTGGCGGTTTTCGATGCGCAATGCCTGCCTGTCTTTATTCACCCGATCCAGCTCCGTGTGCAGCTTATTGATACGGTCCGTGGCATCCACCGCCTTATGCAGCGCATCCAACGATGCCGATCGCTCCATCAGTTTTTTGATTACTTCTTGCTGCCACGCCATGGTGCGCTCCATACCGCTCCAGGCGCCGTTGAGGCTTTGCAGCAACTCTTGATCTAATCTTGGCGCAGCCATACCGCCACCCCGTCCTTTCGAACCAAAGCAGCCTCCCGGATAGCCTCCAAGAACGGCTTATCCAAGGCCTGAATCTCCGGCGTGAGCTCCTCAAAAGGCACCAGCGCAGGATGGTCCGGCCGGGCAGCAGACGCCCAAGCCGCCCACGCATCATGCACATCCTCCAGCTGCGTATCGACGCCCTTCGCCCGCATCAGCAGCGCATAGTTGCAGAACAGTGGCAACTGCTCCTTGGTGATTTCGTCGTCGATCTCCTCAGGCAGACAAGCAACGATCAACGCCGCATCCGCCTCCAGGTAATTCAGATTCGTCATTATGCAGCCTCCAGCGCTAACTGGCGACGCGGCCGGGCGGCCTTCCGCACTAACTCCATATACCGCTTATTAATCTCGGTCATTATTTCCTTCTTTCATTTCAATTGCGCCACAGCGGTTAGTCGCCACCGCGGAGCACATGCTTACCAATCACGGTGATCGCACCGTCCTCGTCGATGTAGCCCATGGCCAACATCGCCCGCCGCCCAGCAGCGGTCATTTTCTTCCCCGCAGCGTGACGGCGTAACGACTTATACGCCAGGTGGGCCTCGTAGGTGTTAGACTGGCCAATACGTTTCCAGGACATTTCTTTTCCTTTCTCTGGTCTTGGGAATGTGTTTACGGATCCCCCGCCTTCCCCAGCGGGGGACCAAAATTATCAAGGGGTTTAGGTGAAGCAGCCGGCTACGTGAACAGGCGAGTTAGCGTGGCGAACTTTTCAGCCGGGATCGCCTCAAAGAAAACGTCACCGTCGAAGATGTGCGCGGCCCAGTCTTCACGGACGACACGGAAAGCATCAACTTCGACCGCGATAAGACCGGTATCCTCCAGGACAAACAACCGGCGCATCTCCTCAAACCGCTCCTCCGGCACCCGGAACAGCTCACGGTCCCCACGGGTGAAAACCACGCCATCATCGACACGCTCGGCAACGGTCCAGTCGAAAAGTTTGCCCAGGTACACGTGCGTGGCATCATCCTGCGGTAATGGCTTCGGAGCAGGATGCGAATCGCCCTGGGCGGCCTCCCCTGTGGCAGCACCATCGCCATCACACTCGTCATCCCAACGCTTCAGGAGGTCATCCACAGCAATATCAATCGGGTCATCCACATCCGAAACAGCAGTAGCATCAGCAATCGACTCATCAGTCAACGCATCCAAAACGCCATCATCCAGTGGCTGCGCACCCCGGAGCCGAATCTGGATTCCTTCCTCCGTGGCCACCAAATCAATCGTGCAATCCTGATCGGTGTCCGCGTGCAGGTGTAAATGGAACTGGATAGGGGCGCCATCGCTCACTGGGATGCTCATATCAACCACACCAGCCCCCAAATCTGCACTACTCATCATTGTTATTCCTTTCTCTTCGAGATCTACGCACCACACCTCGTGGCGCTTGGTGCCCATGGCTGGATTCGAACCAGCAGCATCCACATGAAGCCCGGAAGGATGCGGCCATTTCATGGGCCTGGTGCCGGATAACCCGCCGGCGGCGGGGCCAGGACTCTACCTGAGGCCTAGATGCGATAGGTGTTGCGCTCCACCAAGTCCTCCACCTCCGCACGGATGTACAGAATCTTTTGCTTTGAAAGCCGGATCCGAGACAGTCGCCCCTCCCTGGCATAGCGCTGCAAAGTACGGGTTGAAATCCGCAGATACTCCGCCGCCTCCCGAGTCGACATATAACGCGACACCATTAGGAGACTTCCTGATCCTGCTTTACGACGGCACCATGCCCCTCACTGTGGTACTCCTTAATCGACCCCACCAACAGCTCAATAGCAATAATTAAGCCGGAAATGTACTCATTTGGAACACCAGCCGTAACACACTCCCAAGGCCCCAGTAGCCCATGAAAATAGTGCACCAACTGGCCATAAACCCGGATACGATCAACAAGCGGTCGTTGCCGGCAAAAATAAGCAATTCGACGCACAGTATCAACGCTCAACTCAACAACAGACCAACCCAAGCGGTTACTGTTCAGTTTGACGCCACGACCGGAAGCCACCCCATCCTTGGTGAGCGATAGCGCAGTCGCGTACTCAAAATCCATATCGACCACAGCACCATCACGAAGCAAAGTGTTCTCGGTTTTCGTGGCATACTCCAGAATCGTGTCGATCAAACGAGCAAAACCCTCTTCTTCATCAAGCCAATCCCCTGGAACAGTCTTGCCTTCAGGCTTGGGATAATGCCAATCATGAGAATGCTTAGCAGCATCCGCCAGATACCGCTCAGCAATCGCAACCGCCACGGAATCATTAACTTCTGTCATTTCTTCTACTTCCACTTACTTTCTCTCGGGGGTTATCCTTCCCCTAGGGCCGCTCACCCTGGGAAGGAGGTGAATTCTTGTGCTTAAACATCCGATTCCAATAGCCAATCGCACTAAATCGTTGGAAAAGATCGTGAAGATGTCCCATTCGAACGAAGACGCACTTATTGTTTTGGCGATGACTGTTCACGAACTTGCTCTCCGTATCGACGAACTCGATACCCGAATCCGAAAGCTGGAGAGCCAAAACCAGTCGAATATTGACTAAATCCGCTTCGGTCAAATCTTCCACTTTCGCCCCTTCAAGCCGACGAAGAAGATCCAACCGAATTTCTTTTAGAACAGCTTTTGGCGTATCAGCACCGGAAGCTTCTGATGTTGCAGCATCAGGGGCTTCTGAACTACTCATGGTTTAACTCCTTCTTCTTTGCTTTGCTTTACGACAATTCGCCCCAACTGCTTCAATAGGCCACATGGATTCATCAATCATCCTTGGGATCATCGGAGCCGCCACCGGAGCCGGCGGCCTGCTGCTCGCGGCACACGCGAATCGCATCAGTAAGAAGGCCAATAGCCTTGCCGAAACCGCTAACGAAACCGCTCGGGAAAGCCTCGACACTGCCATGGAAGCCAACCGCATCTCGGAAAAAGCGAACAAGCTGGCTGAAGACGCGAACACGATCAGCGATCGGGCGCTCGCCGCAACCACGGACAATCTCATCTACGACTGGCAAATCCAAATTGATGACAACAATGGTGCCGTCACTGTTCGGAATGGCAGCCCCCATGATGCTTTTAACGTTGCCGTCTTCGTCAAGCGTGAAGGCACGCCCGTAGCGCACAGTTTCAGCAAGAAAAGAGCCGGTTTTGATGAGCTCATTTTCGACATCAGCGGCGTGCTTCAAGAACATTTCGATGAGGTAGCTAAGCACCCCAGCCAGTGGCCCCGTAGCAGATCCGGGGCATATTTCACTGGGAGCAAAGGGGAAACCGTCACCACTATCCTTGACTTCCACATCACGTGGAGAACACCAACCGGGATAAACCGCGATAGCGTCATCCCGTACACGCTCAGCCACGGCGACAACTACGGAACCATCGAAAAACGCTGACATCACTACGCCCTCCTTCTAAACCAGATTTTTCTTCGCTAGCGCTTCGATCGAGTCACGGTTAATCCGCCGGGTACGCTGGCTGAAATACGTCGCCACCAACGCTTTCTCCGCGATTAATTTCTCCACCGTGTCCGTACTAACCTGCATATACTCCGCAGCCTGCTTGACCGTCAGCCACTGCGGAACAATCACTACCTCACGCATCGGAGTTTTTCCCCTCATCAACGCTTTTCACGCTGACAAAGTCTCTGCCGTCAATCGCATCTTTAGCCATTACCCAGCGAACTCGTAGTTTTCGCAGTATTCTGCGTACATGCACCAAACGTGGATACTTCAAATCAATATGGACCAATACGAGATCACGGACTGGGCTTTCCCCCTCCTCCGCTGGTGTATCAACCAGTTGGACAAGGATGGTGTGCCGTTCCACCTGAGCGTTGAAGGATTTGACCCGACCTACGTGACTGCTGAGGATGAAATCGACTTTTTCATCCCGGAAGTCCCGAACTCCTATTTCAGACGCAATCTGACGGAGGATGAATTCGACGAGGTACTCGATTTCCTTCATTCGGGTAACCGGCACGGACACCGGCGAATCGAGGTCTACAGTAACGATATTGTGTTCCCCGAAGACCGGGACCTTTCGGACACTCGCTAAAACCGGTGGCCCAGACAACATACGCAGACGTTTCATAAAAAACTGCGTCATTTTCCCTTTTTCCTTTCTCTGCTTTACGACGCCCCGGCGCGAATCACGCAGCAGGGGCCTCTGCAACTTTGACAATGGCTGCACGCATGTCGGTGATATCAGCCAATTCCAACAGCCTGATCGCGGTTTTAAAGCTGGGGGTAGCACCCCTGCGAATATTGCTAATTGTCCCTACCGTTACACCCACCTCATGGGCTAACTGGGCATCTGAAGAAAAACCACGGTTAGACCGAATTTTGTCGAGCACTAAGGGGCTCAATTTGTACCGCATATCCACCTCCCAGTGATTCAATTTGCGCTACATGAATCACTATAAGACATAGCGTCCAATATGCGCAAGTGGATACACAAATTTCATCATTTACGCACTTAAATGGGCCGACCCAACTTGCGCAATAATGCTATGTAGTGGATAATGGAACGCATGACAGATCACCTAAAATGGATCAAAGGGCTAGCAGGGGATGCAAGTGGGCGAGCAATTGCCAATCGCTCTCAAATCTCTGTAGCAACAGTGAATCGGCAAATCAATAAGGGGGTTTTTACTGCTGAAGTCGTCATCGCCATCGCTCGCGGCTATGGGGAGTCCCCCGTCAAGGCGCTGGTTGCCACTGGATACATCACAGCCAAAGAAGCGATAGGAATCAATGAAACTTCAGTCGCACAGCTACTCACCGACCGTCAACTAATTCGAGAATTAGCCAGGCGGGTCGATTCAAAAGACGACATATGGGAAGAAAGCTTCGATTCCGTAGTACAAAGCAACACCCCATCCCGCAATGACATAGTAAATGAACTAAAACCTGAGCCCAAGCCGGACGTTTCCACTGAGGTGGATCATGATGCGATCATTGAGCAGATCAATGCGGGGAAAGTCAAATTCGCAGCTCAGAAGCACACGCCACCATTGGAAGAAAATACCCCCTAATTCCGGTCAAAACCGGTCAATTACGTGTATCTATAAATTTCTTTTTATACTTTCCCCCCGGATATCAAAGTGGGAAATATCTCACTTTATTGAGAAAAACCTTAACTCTTGCCTATAATTCATTTACCTTTCCCATAATAGAAATAGAGGGATAAATGAATCTACCTATTGATGATTTGGCTCTCTCCATGGGTATCACGGTCGTCGAAAGCAGACGATTAGATATCTCATACAATGCGGTGTTTTACCGCCCCGGCCGGGCAGTTTACGTTCGGGCTGGGCTCGATCCCGTCACGCGAGCGTGTGCGGTAGCGCACGAACTCGGACACGCCTATTACGCCCATGACTGTTCCACCCCGCAAGCGGAGCGTGAAGCTGATGAGTGGGCGGCTGACCATCTTCTTCACGAAGCGGAAGTACAGCGCGCTGCCTACGAAACCGGGTTTGAACCGGCAGCTATTGCTGCCGAACTAGGTGTCACGCCACACATGCTAGACACCTGGTGGCAGCTCTATCGGACAGGACGAACCACACGCAAATGCTCACTCTCACCACAGAAACAACCGGCTTGAGGTGTAAAATATGCCCCAAGAATTAAACAAGGGACCTGGATCATTCGGACGACTTATCACCCGTATACTTAGAGGTCTATACGAATCAGGAAAATTCGACCAAAGCGATGCTGCTATGTACGCAGGCATACCAGCACCTCAGGTTTCCCGAATACTATCCTTCCAAGAATCCATAACCCTAGATCAATTAGAAGGTTTCTGCATGGCAGCAGACGTATACATGATTGACGTTATTAACTTAGCGAATGATGAACGGGTTTTCGGTACCAGAGAAGCTGTAAAAGTACAAGGCTGGCCAATCGCTGAAGACCCCCTATCAAGCAAGGAACTTTTCGAGTTACGACGATCCGAAGCAGAAGCCAGCCAGCGATACTATAAAGAAGCTTTAGAGCTGGAAATTGAAACGGTAACCCCTATCATCACTGACGAGACCACTAGCCGAGTGCTATGGCGAGTCATCGACTGTGCCACCTACTGCGGTATCAGCTCCCGTACCTGGACAAACTACCGCGCTAACGGTCATGCACCCCAGCCCGTGGCGCACCTTGACGGTCGCACACCCCTATGGGACGCAGAGGAAGTGAAAGCCTGGCATGCCGGCCGCCCCGGGGCGCCGATTAGATCGTCACAATAGGGCAATAAACCCCGGGTTTCCGGGGGTTTTTCTTTGGTTAAATCTCCATATCATTTTTGGTTTTTCATAACGGTTTACCATTTTTGGAGTTAGACTTAGCCCATGGTTAGCATGCCGGATATCATTAAGGTTGATCTCTTAGATTTTGATGCTAGGAACGCCCGATTAACCCTAAACGAAGCTCCCTCCCAAGATGAACTGATTCAAGAGATAGCCAGAGTGGAATGGAAGAGTTGCATTGAACTGCTAAAACATATCGTAAAATATGGCCAATTGTCTCCTTTGGAAAATATTCTTCTACTTAGCCACGGAAACCGGTACATCGTTCTAGAAGGGAACCGTAGATTATTCGCGTTACGGCTACTAAACCAACATAAACCAACGCTCCAACTCCTGGGCGAAAGAAAGCAAACGCAGGTTGAAAGCATAGTGAAGGGGCATAAGCCCATCACCGAAGTAAGAGCAGTGATCTTTGAACACCGAGTAGATGCTGCACCATGGATCACACTCAAACATGCAAGCGGGCAAGGCGGGGCTGCCATGAAACCCTGGAGGGCCTTCGAAAAAGACAGGGACGAATACAACCGCAACCCTGATAACTGCCCAAAAACTCTTGCGTTTTTCTACACAGCAATCAACTTACGGGGCAGCCACAAAGGGTTCGCGGATGTTATTGATCATGTCCTTGATAATGGGTACACGAACCTGGAACGAATCATCACGAGCTCATTTTTCGAAGAAATGACCGGCATCACCATTAGCGGCACCATGCTCCGCAGTCCTTATGGGGAAAAATATGTTCATAACATCGTAATGAGCATTTGTGAGGCACTAGCCAACAAGGAAGCTAACTCCCGTGATCTAAACAAAACAACAGGGCTTGAAAAATTCATTCGATCAATCGTGGAAAAACACGAATCATCAAAGACACCCAACGAGAAAGTAGAGTTAGACGCTAAGATTCCGCAAGCCGTCGATAAACAATCTAACGAAACACCACAAGCCCCATCATCTGCTGGTACGCAAACAGCTCTAATAGAACCAGCAACGAAGAAGCAACAAACCCGCACCAAACAAAACAAACAAAAAGCATTAGCAGGATTCACGCCAAGCAATTTAGGGGACAAACTTAACCAAATGGTGCGAGAAGCACAAAAACTCACCATCCATAATTACCCAGAAATCCTTTTCGCCACATACAGAATCCTGCTAGATTTAGGCTGCCACTACTATGCCAAAGAAAATAACCTCACCTTTGAACGTGGCATGGATATCTGTCAGCGCGTGTTGCATGTCTTAAAACATATTAATCCAGAAGCATCCAACGACTCAGGTGGAGTTCAAAATCACACACCTTTGCAGACCTTGTATCAGAAATTCAGTAACACCCCACCAAAGATCCTCCAAACAGGTGTGCACGTCTGTAATGTAGTGACCAATATTGAGGAGGTAGAAAAATACGACTCCCAAGTTCGGGAGGTGTTGGTGGCCATCAACGATGCTCTCGGGCAAAATAGAATATTATGAGATTTATTTCCCCACTCCGGTATCCAGGCGGCAAAGCGAAACTCGCCCCCTATATCGCTTCTCTTATCAACGCCCAACAAATACCACCACGCTACTACGCGGAGCCCTTTGCCGGCGGTGCAGGAGCCGCACTAAAACTCCTCCACGAGGGGATTATCAAGCATGTTTATCTTAACGATCTTAACCCCGGTATCGCAGCATTCTGGCGGGCAATCACCCAAACCCCTGAAGAGTTTATTCGCCTCATTACCACCTGCGAACTCAACATTGATGCATGGAAACACTATAAAAACATTTACGACACACCCCAAAACAAGGATGATCTCACACTCGGGTTCGCCACCTTCTACCTCAACCGCACATGCCGATCCGGTATCCTAGGAGCCCGACCTATCGGAGGCATGGAACAAACCGGTAAATGGAAAATCGACGCCCGATTCAACCGCGATAACCTCAGCCACCGTATCCGCACTATCGCCGCCATGGCAGACAACATCACCATCACCGAATCAGAAGGCATAGACTTCCTCACCACCATGGAAGAACACGGTGAAAACATTTTCGTCTACGCCGACCCCCCTTACCTAGGCCAAGGCGAAGGCCTCTATCTCCACGCTTTTGATGAACCCCAACACAAAGCACTGGCCAAGAAACTAGCCAACGCCACATTTTACTGGATGCTCACATACGATGACGACCCCTTCATCACCGAAGGCCTCTACCATTCCGCCCGAGCAGCAATCTTCCCCATCGCCCACACAGCCCACCACCAACACGTCGGCGCCGAATCAATCATCTACTCAAGCAACCTCACCATCCCCAACCTACAAGTCACCAAAAAACACACCGCACAATGGACACCCAACACCACCCAACCCGAACCCATTCTTTTCTGACCCCTACTTCGGATTATTTTTCACGAAACCCCACTAAAAAAGCATGACCAGCGGATTCCTTTTTGAAGATCAGAAAATATGACCAACCCTCAAAATAAAAAACCAGGCCTCATCCATGTGGGTGAAAGTAACATCGTTGGTAATAATATAACCATCTGGCTATATTATTACCAATAGTTTTACACTTATGGGCCCATGAGCAAGTCATTCACCCGCTGCAACGCTTCCTGCCGCCTAGCGTCGGAAGTGCGCATATAGATCTCAGTGATGACCTTCAGATCCACCTGGCCTAGCAGCTCACCGATAGCGGGGATCGTCATACCCTGCTCCACCAATGTAGTAATAAGCCACACCCTGCCATAGTGCGGGCTGATACGCTCGGTGATCCCGGCGCGGTTTTTAGCACGGTGCAGGACGGACCTGTAAAAAGTATCTGAGATGATTCTTCCAGTGCTGCTAGTGCAAATGAAGGCATCGGGGCTGTCGCCGATGGTGGCCAGGTGGTCGATGATGTCTTGGTGGAATTTTTTAAAGACGGGGATGGTGCGGTGGCTGGCGCTGGTTTTGGGGGTGGGCTGGTAGGTCATGTTCCCTGCGATCCTGTAGGCGTTGCCCCTGATATGGATCAGTATAGTGTCACCTGTGATGGTGATGTCTTTACGCCTGAGGCCTAAGACTTCTCCTATGCGCATGCCGTGGAAGAAGGTGAGGACTGCTATTAGTCGGTGTGGTGGTTTCAGCTGGTCGATAATTTTCTGCATGGTGGCGACCGTGGGAAGTTCTTTTCGTGCTGGCTTAGGGCGGCGTCGGGCGTCTGGTACATCTACTGGGCTGGCGGGGATCAGGTCTCGATCTACTGCTGCTTGTATGGCGGTGCGGAGGCATGAGTAGGCGGCGCGGTTGTAGGACTGGTATCCATGCTTGATAGTTATTGCGTCCCACCAAGCGATCACGTCTTTGCGTGTGAGCTTGACCAAGGGGATATCGCGTAGTCTTCCGGCTTTGCCCGTGGTGTTCAGGATGCGGCGACCTAGGACTGCACGGTAGTTGTCCATGGTGGAGGGTTTTAGGCGTTTTTCTTGAAGGTCTAGCCATTGACATAGCCACTCGCCGACGGTTCGGGTGGCGTCTTCTTTCGTCCGGTACCGGAGGTGTGGGGGTTGCCATTCGTCGAACTCAATGAGTTTTTGTTCTTGGCGGAGCCAGGCACCGGCGTCGTCTTTGGTGAAGAATGGGTGGGGGCCGGAGTATTTTTTGCCGTCGGGTCCGGTGTAGCGGGCGCGGTATTTACCGGAGGATAGGCGTGCTATTGTGCCGAAGAGGCGTTTTTTAGGGGCGGGCATGAAGGGGTTTCCTGCGATTGCGAGTGGTCCATGGGCGGTCCTGCGGTCTATGTGTGGTCCGCAGGTTTACATCCATGTCTCAGTGTGTCGTTTATTGTCGCTTATGATTTTACGCAGGTCATAGGGCAAAAAAGAAGAACCCCCACGTTACGGTGAACGTGGGGGCCTTATTTTGCAAAGAAGTCGGCGACTTCCACCGCGGCGGTGGTTCGTGCACTCATGCCACCACCATAATTCAACAAGTGTTGAATTTGCAATGCTGTGAAGCTTTTCGACGGCTAAAGAATAAGGCAATGCCCACTTCAGGGCGTCGTAAAGCGTTAACCACTCAATTTCTTCTGAATTGCCTCCTCCACATCGGGGGGCAGCACATCATGGATATCGCCGCCGTATTTAATGACCTCTTTGCACAGCGTGGACGACACGTGGCCGTATTTCGGATTGGTCATGAAAAACATGGTGTCCACCCCCGACAGACTGCGATTCATCTGCGCCATCGGCACCTCATACTCATAGTCCAGCGCCGACCGTAGCCCCTTGACGATCACCCCAATATCATGCTTGGTGGTGTAATCCACCAGCAGGCCACCCCACCAATCCACCGTCACATTGGGCAAATCGGCCACCGCTTTTTCCGCCAATTCCACCCGCTCGGAAATGCTAAACAACCCGGATGGCTTATTGGGATTCCCCGTCACCAACACCACCATCTCGTCGAACTGTTGTGCGGCTCGGCGGAAAATATCGACATGCCCCATCGTGATCGGATCGAACGACCCCGGGCACACGGCACGATGAATCATCGGTTACTCCTCTCCCCCATCATCGGCCGAAAACACTGCCATGTCCATGCGCGCAATACCAAACGTGCGCTTTTTCAGCTTCTGCGGCGTCGGCGTATACCCAGCAGGCCACTCGGTGTGCGGCGAATCCCGATGCCGCTCCACCACCACCGCGGCCCCATCGACCAGCAACGGCCGCAACGCCTCAAGCATCTCCACCACCGTCTCCGGGGCCAAATCGTAGGGTGGATCCGCCAACACCATATCGAAATGCTTCCGGGGCGCCTGCACCACATACGCCGACGCCGCCATCTGCATCACCTGCACATTCGGGTGCCCCACCACCTCGGCGTTCCGCCGAATCACCGCACACGTGTGCGGATCCGACTCCACCAGCACCACCTCGGCAGCGCCCCGGGAGGCCGCCTCTAACCCCAACGCTCCCGAACCGGCAAACAAATCCAACACCACGGCGTCCTGAAACCCAAACCGCACCTGGAGCGACGAAAACAGCCCCTCTTTCGCCCGATCCGATGTTGGGCGGGTCCCCTCCGACGGCACCTGCAGCTTCCTGCCCCGGGCTTCACCGGAAATAATGCGCGTCATCCCCAT